GCACACGGCATATGGGTCTATTACTGTACTCGATGACGACACATTGGCTCAGATATACACAGGGGACGGCCTCGGTGGGCGCATTGTGGATATTGTTGCAGATGACATGACCCGTGAATGGATATACCTAGAAGAAGATATCAACGAGGGCGGACAGAAAATCCTCGATGAACTTCAGCGTTTGGGGGCCGAGCGGGTGTTCAATGACGCCTTGAAGTGGCAGAGATTGTTTGGGGGTTCTCTCATAATTGTGGGAGCCATGGATGGTCATGCCCCTGATCTACCTTTGAATATCAAGAAAGTCAAACAGATAGAATATTTGAAAGTTGTTGACCGCACGGAGATTCCCTTGTCTGAATGTTTATTCGACAAGAATCCAGCGTCGTCAACTTTTGGACAAGTGTTGGTCTACAAGATCAACTTCATGGTAGGTTCAGCAATCATACCGATGTTTGTGCATGCCAGCCGCACCATCCCATTTTACAATGACCCAGTACCTTCCCGTATGAAATCGACAGTGGAATACTCCATACGGCACTGGGGCATGAGTTCCCTCCAGCGTATCTACGAAGAGTTGAGAGACCTCGGAGGGATTACACAATCCATTGTCAACATTCTTATGGAATTCATTATCGGTAAGTTCAAGATAGACCATCTTGCAGAAATGCTTTCGGCAGGGCAGGAAAATAAAGTTGTTCGCCGTATTGAAGTGATGAATATGTCCAAAAGCATAATCAATGCTGTTCTTCTCGGAGAGAATGAAGAATATACCCGTGACTATGCTACCTTGGCCGGTCTACCTGAAGTAATAGACAGATTCATGTTGAAACTGTCAGGCTCTACAGGAATTCCAGTAACACGTTTGTTTGGACGTTCTCCAGCGGGACTCAATGCCACTGGTGAGAATGATCTTCGTAACTACTATGACTTGGTAGAGGCCCAGCAACGGAATAGACTTCGTATGCCCATGCAGATGCTGGTAACGATGATTTCTACTTATCTCGGCATATCTGATGTCCCTTCCCTGAAGTTCAATCCGTTGTATCAGTTGTCAGAAGAAGAGCGTGCAAATGTGGATGAGACTGATGCTCGAACGGCACATCTCAAGGCACAGACGGAAGAGACATATGTTCGCATGGGTGCCCGCGATGTAGTTGATGTGTCAGATGAACATGGCTGGGAACCGGGCGATCCTGAAGATTTCAATGATCCTAATGGGAATACTCCTGATCCTACCAAAGAAGAGGAAAAGGATGAGCCGAAAAAATGAACTCCTACTCTTTCTTCGGCTAAAAATGCAGGGGATGACGAAACGGCAACGTGCGGCATTCAAGAAAGTCAAGCCCCTTAGACAACTGTATCCTGTTGCACTTGAACGTACCTATGCCAAGGAAGTGTCCCAGACCTTGAAGAATGTTGTGGTAATGGCACTGGCTAAACTGGAACGAAGATTGCCAACATGGATAAAGTCCAGTGAGAATGCTTTCCGTAACGATGCTGCAGACACGGAACTTGAAGCGTATTTGAAAGAACTGGAAGAGGGCATAACTGCTGTATTTGCCGCAGGGGGCGGAATAGCAGGTGCTGTAGCATATGTGGAACAATTGGCGTCTCGGGTATTTCAGTTTCAGCAAGTCATGTTCCAGAGCCAAACGAAGGTCGTGACTGGAATTCCGTTGGATGTGGATTATAATTGGTGGCCAGAAGCACGCAAGCTATGGGCCAATGAGAACCATCGTCTGATAAAGAGTTTATCACAAGAGTATATCACGAAACTGAATACCATACTTTCAACATCGTTCCAATCAGGTTGGTCGTATGCTGAAACCGTGGAACAGATCATGAAGCTATCCGATACCATGACTGGTTATCGTGCGAGACTTATTGCCCGTGATCAGGTAGGCAAGCTCCAGTATGCCATTACCAGACACCAGTTCGAGTCTATGGGCATGGATGGTTACCTTTGGGTAACTGCTAGAGACGAACGGGTCAGGGGTAATCCTTTTGGTAAGTATCCGAAAGCAATCCCATCTCATTGGGAGATTGATGACAAGATATGTAAATGGGCCGATCCAACGATTTACTCAGAGGATGGGAGGCAATGGTTGAAGCGTACTCCGTTAATGCCATCAGTTCATCCGGGGCAAGCCATCATGTGTCGTTGTGTTGCTTCCCCATACTGGCTTCCTATTATTGAGGAAGCTGAAAACTTGTTATAGGAGGGGTAACGATGCGATGTACGCCGGAATTACTCGTCAAGATTCAAGAAGCTATAGAAGGTGTGGATTACGGAACTGTTGCCATTATGGTAAACGAGAAAGGCACCTACACCGAAATCATAGTTTCCAAGAAGGATCGAGTTACAAAAGTCTCTGAAAAACGTCCGTTTCACGCCGGGTAATTTGGGGGCTTGACAAAACATGATTTTTGTGTTATACATATGTGTATAACCTATATATGTTTTTTCTTATATAGGAGGTTCACGATGGCTTATGAAGTAAAGAAGAAGCCCCCTAAGCCGAAGAAGAAAGGCTAGGTACTATGGTCAGATATGATGCATTGATGGCCCCCGAATGGATGTACTCTAAATTCGATAAGACGGATGAGGGATATCTAAAGGGAAAGGCAGTAATCTGCACCACTGGTGTGTATGAATATCGCCATGGAGATGGGTCAGTGATTAAGGAGCTTCGCCTCCCTGAAGAAGTGTTTGCTCCCGAATTCCTTGATTCACTGAAGTTGAAGCCGTTGACACTCGATCATCCTATGGAAATGGTTAATTCTGAAAATGTGAAGAATTACCAGATCGGTACTTTGGGTGAACAGATTGACAGCGACAATTACCATGTGGCAATAGATATGATTATCCATGATGCCAAGGCAATAAAAGCTGTGCATGCAGGAAAACAGGCCCTTAGTGTAGGATATACCTGTGACCTTGAGCCTGCTGAACCGGGAGCGAGATGGTGTGGCCAGGACTACGACTACATACAAAGGAATATCCGAGCAAATCACACTTCTCTCGTCTCACAGGGGCGGGCTGGTGATTCCGCTCGTATACGATTGGATTCTGCGGATGCCGTTCTGGTTCATCCGACAGTAGAAAAGACTAAGATTGACGAAGGAGGCAATATGACCGATCTGAAGATCATCAAATTGGACGGCGTTGAATATCAGGCCGAACTTGATGTCATCAAGGCTTATAAAGGCGCGATTGTTAAGGTAGATGAACTAACTACTACCCTGACTAAAGCCACTGCCAAGATGGACGCCCTGACGGATGAGAAGACCAAGTTGGAAGCCGCACGCGATACCCAGAAGGATCGTGCTAATGCCGCTGAAGCAAAGGTCAAGGAACTGGAAGCCCTGAAGATGGACGAGGCCACTATTGCCACCGCAGTCGCCCGCAGGGTACGGATACTGGATACGGCCCATCGTGCTGGTGTAGAAGTTGCCAAAGGCACTTCTGAACTGGACGTACAGAAGGCAGTCATTGTGAAGGTTTTCCCGAAGGCTGTTCTGGCTGACAGGGACGACAAGTACATCGATGCTCGCTTTGATGGTGCTGTCGAGATGTTGGACGCTGAGGAAAAGGGCGATGCGGAAAATCGCAAGCCTTCTGCTCCTGAGCACACTGATGGAAAAGAAACAGTTATCATAACTGATTCGACCAAGGCAAGGGAAAAGATGATCACTGATCTGAAAGCCCGTTACCTTGGCAATAAGAAGGAGAAATAACCATGTCAGCATACGGTAACATGGATGCCGCTATCCTCGGTCTGCCTTATGGTCTTGATTTCACGGTAGAGAGCTTTCCTGCCGCCGCCGACATTTCTGCCGGTCGCCCCGTGTATCAGACTCCCGGTACTCCGACAAGCGTGACGCCGACATACACTGTTGGTGATGTTTTTGTAGGTATTGCTATGTTTAACCAGAGAGCCTGTAATGACGCTGTGGGAACCTATGAGCAGTACGATGTTGTCAATGTAATGACCCGTGGACAGATATATGTTCAGGCCGCCGCCGTAGTTTCTACTGCCCCTGCCGCCGCATATGCCGCTTCTACTGGCCTGTTCTCACCCACCGCTTCCGGTAACTATAACGGTGGCTGTATGTTCCGTGGCAATCAAGCGACGGTTTCTGGTCTGGTGCTCGTTGAAGTCAACGGTGCCAAGCTCGTAGCGTAAGTAAAGGAGATATAAGATGCCTACAGTAAAGTACGACGCTTATAACCTTGATGCCAACGAATCCGCCTTCTTCAAGAAAGAACTTGAGATGGTGAAGAGTGGAACGTATGACACCAAGTATAAGCCGAACAAGATTCTTACCATCATTCCCATTTCCAACGAGGCGTCTCCCGCCGTTGCCGAAATAACTTGGAGATCGTTCAGCCGTGTTGGTGTAGCCAAGATGGTGTCCGATTATGCCACTGACTTCCCCCGTGTTGACATCTATGGTGTCGAATACTCTGTGAAGCCCAAGGGCATTGGTTCTGCGTATGGCTATTCCATCGAGGAAATCCGCCGTGCACAGATGGCTGGTCTTTCTCTGGAAACCCGCCGTGCCTCCGCCGCTCGTCGTGCCATAGAAGACAAGATGGCCACTATTGCCCTTACCGGCGATACTGCTACCAATCTCCGTGGTTTCATCAGTTCTACTGATGTTATGACTGAGTATACTGTCGCTTCTGGCGGCACTGGTGGTACTAAGACTTGGAGCACCAAGACCTCAGAACAGATTCTTGCAGATATGCACGGAATCGTTCATGGTGTGGTTAATTCCACCAACGGTATTGAGACCCCCGATACCCTCCTGCTTCCTCTGGAGCAGTACAACCTGATTTCTACCAAGAGACTGGGTGATGGTTCGGACGAGACTGTGATGTCCTACTTCCTGAAGACCAATCAGTACATCAAGCGCATTGAATGGCTTAATGAACTTACCGATGCTGGTGGCGCTGGTGAGGATCGTATGATCGCCTTCGTCAATGATCCCGAGCATCTTACTCTGGAAATCCCTCTCATGTTCGAGCAGTACGAGGCCGACAAGAAGGGCATGTCCTATGAGGTTCCCTGCTATGCGAAGTGCGCGGGCCTGATATTTTACTATCCTGCCTCAGCAAGTTACGCAGATTCGATTTAGTACCTGATTGATATGTGGGGGTCTTGTGCCCCCACTTTTCCTAAAAACGGATATACCGTAAGGAGTGTTTATGATTGTCAACTGGACAAAGACCAATATGAAAGTTATTCCTGCACAGGAGCAGGCCGCTAATGATTACACGGCTCCTGCCAGATTCGTGACACTGGCTCCCGGATACAATGATGTACCGAATGAGAAGTGGGCTATTGCACGAAAGTTTGTACAAGATCAGCTTATCGCTGGATTACTCGTTGAAGAGTGGAGAAAAGTTCCCCGTCCCGATGAGGAAAAGGATTTTCCAGTTCTGTGGATGGAATGTGAAGACAAACGGGATACAAAAAGTATCATGATCCCTTGTGAGATCAAGGAAATCTACAAGCCCCGTGTTATTGATGGCGTTGTAAGAAATACTTTCCATGTACCTTCTTTGAAGAAGTGGTTAGTTGAAGATAGCCGTGCTGATGTTGTCAAAGAAATGGTTTCCCAGATTGACAAGATCGAGCGTGGCGAGATTGTAGGATAAGGATAAAGCATGACACCAGAAGAATACATAGAAGTCATTTGCCCCAGTCTCTCCACTGATGCTGGGATAGCTGTCTATTTGACTATGGCTTCTGGTATGAATTCTTTAGCCTTTTACGGAGACCAGTGGGGTCTGGCTACGGCTCTACTGGCTTCTCATTACTGGTATATGGATAATAAGCGAAAAGGCCAAGCTGGTGTAGAAACCTATAAGATGGAAGGCCGTCTGGCTGTCTCTACTGGTGGTGTTGGTGTACTACGGGATTCATTGGATTTGTCCAATTATGGTATGCAGTACAAAACAATACGGCAGAGTAGAATGGCTGGTATCTCAACTTCAAGTTCTGTCGTGCTGGATTATTATGGGGACTTGTAATGTTGTTTTTAGAATATGCCGAACCAATAGAACATTGGCGCATGGTTGTTCCCGCTTCAGGGTATCGTGCTGATAAGGCATGGGCACATATTGGGACAGTCAGTGGGAGATGGGAACCTGTAAGTGGCAATGAGGAATTCCTCAATAGCCAAGCGTTTGCAGGGGTGACAGAAATATTATTCACTCCGATTGACTATAAGCACATCATTCTTCCCAATGATGGTCTGGTGGATGTGGATGGGATACAGAGAAAAGTAGTAGGGCAACCGGAGATATGGAAATATGAACTACCCCATGTGGTAGCTAAGTGCGAGAGAGCACAGTGGACAGTGGTATCGTAATATGGCAAAATATAAAAATGTTGTTATAAAGGGGCCGATAGGCAAAGCGGACTTTCCCAAAGAAATGTCTATATACATCGAAGGTGCTTTGCAACAAACTGGTAAAGAAGCACGGGTATTGATGCGGGACGAAACAGCCCCCTACGATTTCACAAAGACTTTGACAGAATCAGTTACTTGGAGAACTGCCAAGAACTATGGAAAGATAAAGAACAATGAGCATTTGATAGATGCTCCCCCGATGAACACATTGTATGTAGGTAGTGCCGCCCCACATGCTTGGTGGAGAGAATATGGTGCTAGTAGACACATGACTTCGGATAGGTCTGCTGAGTTCATGGAAAATATCCGTGCATGGTTCATAGCAAAGATAGGGCCAGACCCTCGGGCCGCAAGCACACCAAAATCGTTTAAAAGGTATTTTTGGAGTATTGTGTATAATATAAGGCATGGAGCAGATGCGGCGTCAGGAAGACAAGGTAGACAGCCCTTCACGCCACCAGTACAGCTAGCCATTGGAGGCATATTCGCGCAAGCGGCGCAGGATGGTTTGACGAAGATGTGGAATACATTAGTCAGGAGATACAAGTGATAGAACAAGATGTATTTGTATACTTCAAAGGCGATGCAACCCTAGCTTCGTTAATTGGAGACAATACGAAAATATATCTGATAACTGCCCCGACGGAAGGTGATCCCAAGATGCCTTGGGTGGTGGTTGAACAGACTGGGGGAACCCGTAAAAAAATATCACAAAAGAAGATGGAAGAGACTGCATTGGTTCGAGTTACTGTAGATGCTGGCCCCGATCAGTTGTTTACAGGCCGGAGCATCATAGAACAATGTAAGAATCTTCTTGAGAACTACAGAGGGTTACTAGACCAAGCCAATGACGTGTATGCCGAAACTGGGGCGATACGTGGATGGGCTGGTTTTGGAAATGCTTACCGCTATCAGTTTGATTCGACGGTAAGATTCACAGAAGATTACAATCGACCCTAGTGGTCGATAATAGACAACTAGGAGGATACTATGCCCGGTGCAAAAGATCGTTTGATAGGTGCGGATGCCACCCTGTATACGTTTACATTCGGGTCTACCCTGAATACTGGAACCATGGCCAGTGGATCATGGTATAAGATTGCT